GGCGAATGGTGCAGTGTCCTGCTGGAACTCCCAGTCGTCGATGACCACCTGAGTGGTGAAACCCTCATCGAGTTCCTGGAACAGGATGACGTCGCCCGCTCGGGCGACGCTCTTGAACGCCTCGAAGCGCTCACGTGCATAGCCGGGGTAACCGATACGGTTACCTCCGCCGTCCTCCTCCTTGTTGAAGAGGAGAAGGGGCACGGTTACGATGCGCTGGCGGATGGAGCCAGGCAGTGCCTTGACCTGCCATCCGTTGAGTACGGCACCGAAGGCGATGTCACTCCCTCGCTCGAAGATGAACTTGAGAGCCATCCAGTTCTGCGGACCCTGTGGCTGCGAGATCGCAACGTCCTTGGTTCCCGCAGTGGATAGTGGGGAGTAGGTGATCATAGGGATCTCGCCGCCACCCTCGGAGAGGACGGCTACCGACAGGTCGCCGTTCAGTGAGGCAGGCGTGCGCACGGAGAAGAACTTGTAGAGCTTGGGCTCTTCGGTGTTGAAGCGGATGCGACCAGTATTCAGGTAGCCGAGAGGGAGTAGCTCCGTCTCCTGCTCCTTGTAGATGCCACCGAACTGCACCGAGAAGACCTTACGGTCCGATGCCCCAAGCATCGTGACCGAGTTGACGATGCCGCTGAACTCGCCCTCGCCGTAGATGTCGCGGGCGTAGGCGTACCGCACAGCCCTCGTGGTCTGCTCCTGGATCTGGTTACCCAGGTCCACCCTGTAGAGCCCTGTATCGCCGTCGTGGGCCTCCTGGGACCCCGTCCACATGAAGCGGTCGGAGCCTACGACGCCACGGCATCCGAACTCGGGCTCGAAGAGAAGCGGTCCGTAGACGATATCTCCGTTGGAGTCGATCTCTCCGACCCTGAAGCCCTTGCTGGTGGCGATACCGACGAACGTACCCACGTAGGAGTAGATCGTGCGGATGGTCTCACCGGCTGGCATCGTCGCAGTGACACCGGCCCACGCCAGTACGGGAAGTCCGGCCTGGTCGATCACCGAGAACTTGTGGATCTGGCTGGTGGTACCCGAGTCGCCTGCGATGTAGATAGCGTTCGGTCCATCGGTGATGGACCTCCATCGCCAGTTAGGATCCTGGTGCGTGTAGGTGGCTGCCGGTAGGGCAGCCGCCGCTGCGGACAGGACACCCTGATGCACGGAGTTGCTGGTCGTGATGATCAGGCGGTCCTTGACGAACGCCACCTGTGGAGCAACCATGGCTCCGGTGTAGCGCTGTGTTGGTGCAGCCGTGTCCACTCCGGACCATACGCCGTCGGCGGTACGGGCGAAGATGTACGTAGTTCCCGTGCCGGTCAGACTGGCGATGGAGGTAGCGGTCACGATGGACGTGACGCCACTGTCGGTCAGCTTGGACAGGTTGTTGCCATCGGCCACCCATGCCGAGTCGACCCCGAGAGGGTCGACGTACCCGAACACGTTGATGTTCGAGTTGGTGGAGTTGATGGACTTGACGCTGCGGCGCAGGAGCTTGACGTTGCCAGCTTCCCATGGATCGATACCCAGAGACTCGGCGAACCTGTAGTTGAACTGGTTGTCGTTGTCAGGGTCCTGATAGAGGACGCCAGCTCCACCCGTAAAGGTGGACTGGCTCCTGAGCCACCAGCCTTCGAACGACTGCTCGCCAGGCTCGGCGAAGTTGTCGAACTGCTGCTTCCTGATCTCAGCCATGCGCTCCTGGTACGGCCGATCGTTATCGGCCGCGCTCAGGAACGGGATACCACCCAGCGCGTAGCTGTACGAGAAGTCCGACTTGGTGTACATGGGGAGGTCGGTGCTACCCATGTCTCCAATCGGAGACGGGATCGGACTGACTAGCGCTGGCATGGCGCCTCCTTACGATACGTAGGTGGCCGTGAAGTTGATGTTGTTGCCGGTCGAGATCGTCGCGGCACTGTTCCACGACCTCAGCGTCACGGTTCCGGTATTGACCGCCAGGTTGGCACCACCTGAACCGATGCTGTTCTGCGCGAAGATCGCGAAGTCCGCTGCGGTGAAGCCAGCATTCGGTCGCCAGTTGGCGTTGATGGTTCCGAGCAGGGAGTCGGTGATGTCTCCACCAGCACCGGCCACGATGTTGGCGCCTGACCTCTGGACCGTCACGTTGATCGTGTTCACTCCGGCGGTCTGGTACACGATGGCGCTGACGAGAGTCCAGCCCGCCGCGACAGCGAAGACGCCAGCCCCGCTGGAAGTAGCCCTGGCGAACTGAGCCTCACCGAAGCTGTTCACGGAGGCGAGCACACTTCCGAACGACCACTCCTGTAGGTTGCTCGTCTGTCCGACGTTCTTCTGAACGTCCAGCGTGGCGGTAATGTTGCTCGTGGTGCTCAGGGTGGTTCCGTCTGAGACGTTGAGGGATCCACCGATCTGAGCGTTTCCATCGAAGTCGGGACCCGAACCGGTGGTGAGGGTCCCCTCGATGTCGACGTTGCCGCTGATGTTCGAGTTGCCAGTAATCGTCTGGGTCCCCGAAGCGAGCGGCTGGTTGGTGTTGATGGTGGAGTTGGTGATCGTTCCACCGGTCACGATCGGAGCGTTGATCGCTGGAGAGGTGAGCGTCTTGCTGCTCAGCGTCTGCACATCCGTAGTGCCGACCACGTCTCCGACCACGCCATGGACTGCGGAGTCAGCCTCCTCGTGAGCCCTCGACTCCGCGAAGTCTCGGGCCGACGAGTCGTGACGAACGACGGCGCCAGCACTATGGCTGCTGGCCGAGGTGCCGTCGATCGCACGCGTGACGGTGAGGGTGGTGCCCGCTGCCGAGTTGACCTGAACCAGCTCCATCGTGATGGTGTCCGGGTCGATCACCAGCGTGTACGGCTGGAAGACAGGCAGGCCAGCCGCACTGGCGATGGTGATGGTGGTGGTGATCGCGTTGACGCCAGCCGTGAGGGTGGTAGGTGGCGCGACGTTGGAGTAGTAGCGGGTAGCCATGAGTTCCCTTAGCCGTTGAAGGTGAAGTTGCTGTCGTACAGCTCCAGCAGGCGCTCTCGCTCTTCACGAAGGCGGGTCTGGTACAGCTGCATGTAGTACGTGGACGCGTTGGACGCGTCCTTCGGTCCCACGATCTTCGATCGCTCAGTGGACTCCACTGCCGACTGCTGAAGTCGGGCAGCCTCAAGCGCGGGAAGCAGACGCCAGATCGCGGAGTACACGATCATGTCTACGTAGCGCTCCGGGAATCCGGTGACGGTCTCGAAGTCGTCGTTGTTGTTGACGAGGTCGTTAGGCTTCTTGCGGTACGTGACTCGCACGTTCCTGCCTGGCACGACGAAGTCGTAGATCTGGATGCTCCGGCCCGTTGGGGCCGGAGTCGGTGCGACCTGAGAACCCACAGACGCAAGGGCGTTGTACCTCCACTTGGTGGCAGGGAACCAGACCCTCGAAGGGCCGATGGTGTTGATGACTACCTTGTAGACATCCTCCGCCTCAGCCGGAATAGGGTACTCGTAGCGAGCCGCCACGTAAGGGAACTCATACTCGCCGAAGACCCACAGGTCCGGGTAAACGCCTCGGATGGCATCGTTGATGGCCTCCTTGATGCGCTTGCGAGGGAACGCCGGGTCGACCTTCACGAACGTGTCGGCTGAGTGGGGGGCAGCCGTGGTATTCGCGTAGCCTCGACCGTTGAGGCCGCCCATGACCTCTACGGTTCCCGACACCTTGTCGAACTTCTTGACCCAGATCAGCTCGTCATCGATCTCGATCATCCCTCGACTCATGGCCGAGGAAGTGGTCTCGGGGTCACACACGAACATGGTGTCAGTGGCCGTCATCGAGTCCGCTAGGAAGGTGATGACTTCCTGGTCGACGGCATACCCCAGGAGCTGCTGCTTGACACGCTCCACGATGTCGTTGAACGTAACGGCCACGACACCTCCTTAGCTTGTGTACCAGCCGATGAGGCTGGCGGATCCAGTCCCTGAGATTGCGGTCGTGACAGTCACGCTGTTCTCAGGTGGCGCCTTGACCAGGATCTCCGTACTGTAGGAGTCAGCCCCGGCGCTGGCCAGTAGGCCAGTGACGCTGATGCGTGCGATGACACCAGCTGCGGGAGCTACGTTGGTACCGGCCGTGGATACTGTCACAGTGGACGTACCCGCAACGGCCGAGGAGGCGGCGACTGTGAGGTCGCCGCTGAATGTCATCCCGGCTGGGATGGTGATGAGAGTGCCGGAAGCCGTGAGGCTTCCAGCTAGGATCTGGTCGGAGCCAGGACTTCCCTGAAACACTAGATCTCTCCCCATGCTAGCGATAGGTTCCATCGAGTGTCGACATCGCCGACCTCGGTGCGTAGAACCATGGACTCACCCTCCATGAGAGTGAAGAGCCCGCCCTGAGGCGGGATCGGAACCTGGTGCACGAACGGGCTGGACGACTTCGCAGCTCCGATATACGGAGGCGAGTTGAATAGGGCGGTTCCCAGGGTGGCAGTCACGCTGCCAGTCCTGATCTGTCCCACAGGATCAGGCTGTGAGGTCTGGAACTTGCCGATGCTGGAGGCCGCCTGTAGCGTGCCTCCAGATACTGCCGACGCCCGATAGCCTCGCATCGAGGTGATCGTCGCTCCCGTATCGCCCACGATGAACGACGAGATGAAGGCTCCGGCGAAGACGATAATCTTGCCGGAGCCGACTGGATTGGTCAGGGTCATGAAGTTGTTGGCAGCGACGACGCCTGCCACCTCGGCCTGACTGTACACGTACGCCCCGTCAAGAGCGGGATTCTGCACTGTGTAGATTGACAGTGGCTGTCCGGTGACAGCCACATTCTGGGTTCCGGACGGGTTGGTCGTCACCGTTCCGGTCACCGGCACGGGATCGGATGGAGCGTTCTCCACCTTCACCCACATCTCCGGCATGCTTCCCCCTTACCAGGCTTCGTAAGCCCTGCCAGTCTCCTGGCTGATGCGAACGGCCTCTTCGACCTTCGCCTTGGTCGTGCCTGCGGGCTTGATGCCCTGGGCCCGAGCATCCCTGTACGCCTGTAGCTCCTTCTCGCCGTCCTTGTTCACCTGTAGTCCCATGATGTTAGGTGCGACCTGGAGCCCCTTGGCGCGCATGCACTCACCGAAGGTCTTGTGATCCCTGGTGAGGCATGCGGACGCGCAGTTCTTGCCCTTACGCGGGGAACGTGATGGCACGGATGGCTCCCCACGGCAGTACGGTGTATCCCTGTCGGGAGTCGAACTCGATGTAGGCACCGCTCACGTAGCGGATGATCGAGCCTGGGTACATGACGTTGGAGCAGGTGATGTCCACCTCCGCTCCCGGAACGAGTCGGTTCACGCCCTCCTGGGGCGTGACCTTGGGTGCGGGCTTGGCTGCTGCTGCCATTAGTCGTTGTCTCCTACAGAGTTGGTGCGGTAGATGCCCTGCTTGAATCCGTCATGATCGGATCCAAGCTCGGCCTGCTGGTGCATGGCGACGACGGAGAGGACGAAACCGTCCAGCATCCCCTTCTCGTCATGCTCGATGTTGTTGGTGCGTCCCGCTGGACCCAGCACAGCATGCGGAGTCTGGTAGCGGTTGAACGTTGGAGGGCAAGCCTCTACCGCCGGATTGATGTTAGTCATGCTTGCTCCTTAGCTGGTCCCACTCCAGAACGCAGTGCTGGAAGTGTTAACGAGACTGACGGTCGCAGGCAGGGCCGTAAGCCCTGCCCCGTTGGAGATGTACAGGTGCTGACCCGAAGGGGTCAGCCCGTTGATGAACGAGCTGGAGTTGTCGTGGCCACGCGCGAACGTGGGTGGCGTGGTTCCGTTGGCAAGGAACCCGACGTAGAAGTCTCCGGCTGGTAGGTTGATGGGCGCGGTGAGTGGCGAAGTCCTCATGCCTACGGTAGTCCAGTTTGTAGACTGGTCAGCCGTCTGGGCTAGCAGGTTGCCTGCCGTGTCGTAGATGCCCATGAAGTTCTGCCCGGCCGTCAGGCCGGAGCCGACCACCAGCACGCCCATGTGGAGGTTGGTGATGGTCGAGGCCACTCGAAGCTTGTGCCTCTGGAGCCTCATGGCGCCGCTGACGGCGATCGTGCCGAGCGACTGAGTAGTCTCCGGCTGCATGGTCCAGCTCTTGAATCCTCGCTCGCTAGGCTGGCGCTCAAGGGTGTTGGTGAGAGTCTGTAGCGCCGCGATGCTGACACCGTTCGCGGTGATGTTGGCTGCGTTCGTGGTGATCCGAGTGTCCTGGTCCACGAATGCAGCATTGACGGGCACGTCCCAGCTGTCGGTGCCCTTGGGGATGGGAGTGTAGGTCACAGCCCGAATCCTCCGAATCCGAAGCCACCGCCGCCGAAGCCCTCGTCGGGGATGGAGAAGTTGTCCTCGGTCACCAGGCCGGAGGCGAGCAGAGACACCTTAGTTGCGTCGTCCACTCGCCACTCGTAGCCACCACGGAAGTAGTACAGCCCCTCTCGGGGCTGTGGCCAGAAGTCCGAGTTGGCATTCGCCTGAGGCTGGAGGTTGCGAGCCCCCAGCTCGTTGGTGTATGCGTCGTAGCGCATCTCTTCCCACACTCCTGGTGCGGTCTCGAAGATGCTGACGCCACGGTTCATGCGGAACCTCTCGTGGAGACTGTTCCACGCGAAGGGGGACTCCGCCACCGTGTTGGGTGAGAAGATCCAGTCGACCACGAGAGGTCCTTCCGCTTAGCTTGCGGTGATCGTGAACCACGCAGTGCCGGTCGACACGAAGTCAGCGCGTCCAGTGGACGCAGTGACTGCGAGGGTCGCGGCACCGTTGATGGTCTCGGCTCCGGCCGGGTCCACCGTGATGGCTCCGGTCGCGGTGTTGATCACAACGTAGCGACGGCCGGGCGGCACGGATGCCACGGCCGGTAGGTTGCACGTCTTCGCTGCGGTGTTGGTGTAGATCACGACCGAGTCGGTCTGAAGCAGCGTGTCAGTAGTTCCAGTCACCGTACGGACAGTGAAGCTGGTGTTGTCCATTCCGGACATGGTTCCTCCTATGAGAAAAGAGGGGGAGCCGTAGCTCCCCCTCTCTCAGACGCTTACGCGTTGTTGATGGACGACGACGCCTGACCGATGATCAGGGCCTCGGGACGGTACAGGGACCATCCGGCGACTCCGTACCAACCGAGAGGCTGGAAGCGAGTCAGCTTGTCCACAACCGGTCCTCGGACGGTGTGGAACTCCTCCGCCACGGCCTCGGCGAGAGCCTGCTGGCCGGTGAAGTAGGAGTTGAACACGCGAGCCGGAGTACCGTTCGCGTTCAGAACGTTGCGTGCACGAGGAGTCTCGATGAACACGGCACCCTCGTACGAGCCGATCTCGGCAGGCCAGATGTTGCCAGGCGCTGCGTAGATGTGCGACTCACGGAACGAGGCGTTGCCGACCTCAGCGCGAAGGTCGTGCGACTGCTCCGGGTGGATGTAGCACGTGTAGTACGACCCGGCGTTCGGGTGCACCTTGTTGGTGCGAAGCTTCGCCACGGCGAGGCGTACCATCGAGGAGCTGAACGTCGACGCGTTGGTGATCGCATCGAAAGTAGTCGGGTTCGTAGGCGAGGAACCGAAACCGTAGGTCGGAGTGGTAGCTCCGACGCGACGGACAGTCTGGGTTCCAGTCGCCAGCACGTCCTGGACGATCTCGTCCACGGTGTCAACGAGGTTCCACGCGACCTGGTTGACGAGACCAGCGGTCACGTCAGTGAAGCTGAACAGGTCCAGCTTGTTGGTCACGAGGATGGAGTTTCCGTACTCGTTCAGAGTGACGGAGACAGTGGTCGGGTTACCGGCCGCCACGGCGTCCGGGTCAACCAGCTCGTTGAGCGGAGTCTTCTGGACCGCAAGGTCCTGGTAGATCTCGAAGACAACCGACGAACCGGGCATTGCCTGCTGCACAGGTCGCTTGTCGGCGACCTGGCGGAACATCGGCTGCGCGCGGAGTGCGAACTCAAGCGCGCGGTCGTACGTAGTCTGTACGAGGTTCTGCATTGCAGCAGAACCGGTGAAGGCGTTAGCCACCACGTCCTCCTAGGAGGTTGGACCTTACCCGCCTAGGCTGCGCTGTGCAGCCTGGAAGTTGGCGATCAGGTCGTTCACATTGCCTACCTGTCCGGCGTTGTTCAGTGCCTGCTCCATGCTCGTGAGCGGGGTGCCAGCGGCACCCGCCTCGTTCATGCGCTGCATCTGTGCCTGCTGCTCCGGGGAGAGGGCAGGCTCTGCTGGGACAGTGGAAGTCGAGGGGTTACCCCCCGAGGCGCCGAAGGCTGACTTCATGGTAGTGATCCACTCGTTCACCTTCGCCGGGTCGGCGTCGCCCTGGTACAGGGCTGCTGCCCCCGGGACGCCTGCGGAGTCGAATACGGACTGGACAGCCTGGGAGTCGAGACGCTTCTGGATCGCGGCCAGCTGATCCTTGAGTGCCTTGTTCTCCTGCTGCACCTGAGTCGCGAACTGCCTGAGACCACCGCCCGAACCGTTGTCGTTGTTGTTGGGCTGTCCGTCAGTCTCGCTGTAGTCGTTACCCCACGAGTTCATGCATGCTCCTAGTTGCTGTGAACGCCAGAAGAGCCAGCCCCTAGGGGAGGCTGGCTCGTGCTCGTTCGGATGTAGTGGTGGTCTTCTGTTACAAGCACTGCCTGCCACCTTGGCGTGCTGGTACCCGGCGAGGGAATCGAACCCCCGTCTGCACTTTGTAAGAGTGCGGCCCTCCCATTGGACGAGCCGGGTGTGCTGCGGGCGCGGTATTGGTATTGCACTGTAGTTTAAGCCAGTCCTGCATCGCCTGGCCCCGCACTTGGTAGTCCCACTCGGAATCGAACCGAGATGGCGCCCTTAGGAGGGGCGCCTGCATCCGTTGCTGAGACAGCTGGTGTGGCAGGGATCGAACCTGCGCTCTGCGAGTTAACAGCTCGCTGCCTTACCACTTGGCCACACACCATAGATGCGAGCAGTTGTGACTGCTCGCCGAGAGCCCCTACGAGGAATCGAACCCCGATCACCTGATTACTAAACAGGCGCTCTGACCGTTGAGCTACAAGGGCGAAGAGATCCAGGTCGGATTCGAACCGACGTTCACAAGGGTTAAGAGCCCACTGCACTGCCGCTGTGCGACTGGATCAGAGTACCGCTGGAGGGAATCGAACCCCCATCACCACGTTCGTAGCATGGTGTCCTGTCCGTTGAACGACAGCGGTGGGGTGGCCTGAGGGTTACGCTCCCTCGCCTCCTGGGTCACAGCCAGGCGCTCTGCTATTGAGCTAAGGTCACAGTGCCGAACCGTGGAATCGAACCACGTACCTGCCGGGTTTCAACCGGCCGCTCTGCCAATGAGCTAGTAGGGCTTGGGAAGGGCTAGCCCGGCTTCCGGGCCGGGCTCGTTCGTGCTGCACACCCAACGATAATGCAGCGCCACATGGGCCTCGTACTCCACGAGGGGATTGAACCCTCACCTCTCGGGTGAGAACCGAGTGTCCAGACCACTAGACGAGTGGAGCAAGACCACCCGCCCCAAGCGGGTGGTTAACGGTCGGTACACCTTGGGGGTGCCCGGCCTGGTAGTCCCCCTCGGATTCGAACCGAGACTGCCTGGCTCCTAAGACCAGTGCCTCTACCGTTGGGCTAGAGGACCAAAGCGCGCCTGATGGGACTTGAACCCACACCCATCTGGTTGACAACCAGAGGCTCTGCCTTTGAACTACAGACGCAAGTACGGTCACACGGAGTCGAACCGTGGTCACCACTGTATCAGAGTGGAGTTCTAACCATTGAACTATGACCGAGTGGAACCCGAGGGAATCGAACCCTCCTGAGCCGGTTTGCAAGACCAGCCTGTCACCTTGACGGGACCCGAGGCCCTGCCGGATTCGAACCGGATGGCTCGCTTTGCAGGCGAGCCCCACTCCAAGTGGTCCAGGACAGTGAGTGCCGCAGGAGTCGAACCTGCCATGCCGAAGCGAGAGGGTTACAGCCTCCCTGGCGCACCAGCGCCTGACACCCAAGGCGGAAGAAGGTGGAGTCGAACCACCGGGCCGTAACCCGAACTCCCTTAGCAGGGGAGGTGGCCCCCACGGGCCACATCTTCCAGAGCGGAAAGTGAAGGAGTCGAACCCTCAGGCGTGAACCTGGCACGGTTTTCGAGACCGCTTGCGGACCAACCCGCGCCACCCTCCAAGCGCCGGACTCATGTCCGGCTTGAGGATCGTCGTCAGACGATCCGTTGCTGCTCCCCCTGGATTCGAACCAAGACCAAGAGGTTCAGAGCCTCTTGTGCTGCCGTTACACCAAGGAGCATTGGCAAAGGCCAGGGGATTCGAACCCCTACGGTACGGTTTTGGAGACCGACCGGCACAGCCTACGCTGACCAATGAGTGGGACAGGAGGGAGTCGAACCCTCAGCTTCTGGCTTATGAGGCCAGCGTGTTACCGTTACACCACCGTCCAGAGCCTCACGCCGGGTTCGAACCGGCGATCCCAGTTTGGAAGACTGGTATGTTACCACTACATCAGTGAGGCGGGTGGGGCCTTGTTTAGGCTGAGACCCCATCAGCCGGTCCGGATGGGAGGAATCGAACCTCCATCACCTGCTCCCAAGGCAGGCGTTATACCATTTCACTACACCCAGATGGCCGACGGAGCTACAGCTCCGCCGACTGCAACTACATTACACCTGTCCGCCACGCTGCGCAAGTCCGCCTCGTGCGGCTCCGGTGGATCCGCCGAACTGTGCGCCTTCGTTGCTGATCAGCCTGGCGCGCTGGCGCGTAGCCTGCGCGTCTCCGAGGAACGTACCCTGCTCAGCCTGGCGCTGAGTCCATGCGTTGCCGTAGATCTGGCCGAGAGTCTGAAGACCGCTGAACTCCTGGGCGATCCGAGCGTATCCCTCGGCTGCCTGCTGCCCAGTCACGCCCTGGGTCACCAGGTTCTCGGCGTATGTCTTATCGAACGTCAGCTTGTGCTGTAGCGCCTCGGCCCCGATGGCCGCAGTAGCGGCCGTCTTCTGGAGGAAGGGGAGAGACTTGGACTGGTTGATCCAGTACGCAGTCATCTCCGAGTCGCTGATACCCATCTGACGCAGGGCCTGCTTGTACTCAGGCGCCGCCAGTGCGGTCGCCTGAACTGCAAGGTCGGCTCGCTCCTTCAGCTCCGTCGGTGACAGGTCGTTGCCGATGAAGCCAGCGAAGTCCTCGTTGGTGTCATAGAACCCGATGGGCAGGCCAGCCTGCTTCATGATCTGCCTGTAGCTGTTCTCCACGGAGATGTACTCACCAGGAGACAGGACGTTGAGGCCCGCCTTCCTGCGGGCCTCGTTGCCAGCGAAGCGCTTCTTGTACTCCGGCGTCTCCTGTAGCAGGATCGAGATCGTGTCGGCGGAGTAGCCGTTCTTCACGAACTCGAAGATCTTGGTGGAGAGGGTCCCCAGTCCGTAGGACTTGAACAGGTTCGTGATCGCCAGGTAGGCGTCACGCTGCGGTCCGGAGAGATTCTTCTCCCACTGCGGCCTGGTGTCCAGCTTGGGGGTTGGGATCTTGACTGCGCGCGCAACCCTGGCGGGCATGGCGTTCGATGCGCGCCTCGGCATGGCGCTCGCAGCCTTCTTGGTTGCCATCAGTACTTCACTCCAAAGTCTGCTAGTACCTGATGAGCTACCTGCATCAGGGAGTCCTGGGCGTTCTTCGTCTTCTTCCAGCGCGCATCACTGCGTAGCTGGTTCTCGAACTCCCACATCGGCATGGCTTCCTTTTTCATGCCGACAGGGTTGGTGTACGAGAGCGCCTTCTTGATCGTGGGGTCGAACAGGTTGACCTGCCCGGCGGGCAGTTCAAGGATCTGCACCATGCTGGACATGTACGGGCTGGCGATGTCAGCCACGCTCTGGCCGCCGTCGATCTGCTTGGACCACTGAGGGAACTGAGCCTTGGCCAGGTTGTTGATCTCGTTCTTGACGTCCTGCACGGACCCCATGCCACGGACGATGTTGACCGCCCTGGTCTTGATCCAGGAATCCGAGAGCTTCACACCCATGCCGTAGGCATAGTTGTCAATCTCGTCCCACGCAGCACCGGCCTCGCCGGTATGCGTCTTCAGGTTGGGGTTGAGGTAGCGAGCAAGCTCGTACCTGATACGCCCCTCGTCCCAGCCCTTCGCCACCATGTTGTAGGCGTAGGTCTTCAGGAAGGCGGAGTCGTCGTACTTGCCAGTGAGTCCGAGCTGCTTGGCCATCTGGGTGATCTTGATGAGCGCCTGATCGGTCTTCTGCCTGGCGGTGGCGGGGTCGGTGTACTTGAGCGTGATGAACTGTCGCTCAGTGTCAGCCAGGCCCTTGAACCACTTCGTCTCGCGAAGCTTCGCCTGGAACATGGGCTTCTCCCACCCTCCGGAGATCATGTCCTGGAAGAGCTTCTTCAGCTCGGGCACCGCGTTGAGCATCGAGGAGGTGAAGCCATATTCCTCGGCGAGAGTCGCCATGTCGAGCTTCGGCACCGTGCCACTCCCTTCGCTCGTGTTGGGTGAAGCGTCAGCGGGCAGTCCACCTGCCCGGCTGATCACTTCGTCTACATACTGCTTGATGGACGGGCCGCCCTGCTGTGGCCTAGTGCTCATGTGCAGGCTGGCGTTACCCGAGTACCACGCAGCTGCGGCGCCTCGGGCGCCGTGCTTGTTGAACAGCGACTTCAGCTTGCCCCTGGCCACCGCATCCTGCGCAGCCCTGTTGTTCAGGAACTGCTGAGGCGTGAGGCTCTTGCCGTAGTACTGCCTGGTCCAGCTCGGGATGTTGGAGTCAAGGACCTGATACTTGCCGTAGGCGGTGCCATAGCGTGTCGGCTGACCGATGGCACCATAGTCTCCGCCGGACTCCTGGGCAATGATTGACGCGAAGAACTGCTCGAAGGTGATGGACACTACTTACCTCCGACGAGTCCCATGTCCTTGAGGATTTGCATTCCGGTACTCATGACCTGGTTCTGCGCCTTGGCGGTGTTACGCCAGCGTGGGTCGTTGCGAGTCACCGCCTGGAAGTCGGTGATACTCATACCTACAGGCTTACCGTCAGCGCTCAGTCCGTTGAGCGCCCGCTTGATGAGCGGGTCGCTCAGGCCGAATGCCGAGTCGGGCATCTCTAGGTCGTCTGCTAGCTGCTGGATGTACGGAGAGGCGATCTGCCTCATGGTCTGACCAGCCCGCAGCTGGTCAGCGTAGGCGGGGAACGCCGACGCCGCCTGCTCCGTGATCTGGTTCATGAAGTCTTCCTGCGTACCCAGACCGCGAGCCACCAGCTGAGCCTGGTTCTTGATGGTCTGCTTGTCCAGGGTCACGCCCTGCTGGTACGCGAACTCCTTCATGGACCTCTCGAACATTCCAGCGCGACCCGTAAGGGTCGCCTTGTCCGAGAAGGTCACATACTGACCGAGCAGGTTGCGGAGAAGGGCATCATCCATGCCCGTCTGGATGGCCTGCTCAGCGAACTTGCCCAGCTTGTCGGTCGGGATCATCGCGCCCATCTCCGCAGCGAGCTGCTGGATCTGGATCTTAACGGCCTCGACCTTGGCGCCGAACGTCGCAGGGTCGGTCATCTTCTCCTGCTGCGCCTGGCGCATGGTGTCGGAGTTCTCCTGCCACCACTTGGTCTCACGCAGCTTGGCCTGGAACTTGTTCTTGTCCCAGTTCTCCTTGACGTAGGAGTCGAAGATCGAGCCCACCTCGGGGATGGACTTGAGGAACGAGTAGGCCCAGCCGTACTCGGAGGCCAGCGCCTCCGGGTCCAGCTTCGGTAGCGGGTTATCCGCTCCAGGCTCCCAGTCGGAGGCGGTGTCGCCTCCGACTGGGAGCCTGGAG